GAACAGGAGCAGATGCTAGAACCAATGGAACACAAAGAGCCTTCACAGAAGCTCAACTAAAAGCAGCGTTAAAGCTGGTTTGGGATTCTGGTGGAGATCCAACAATGGTACAATGTGGTTCTTTTAACAAACAAAAACTATCTGGTTTTACTGGTGGAGCAACAAGAATGGATCCAGCAGAGAACAAAAGATTGGTTGCAGCAGTAGATGTGTACGAAAGTGATTTCGGTGCATTGACTGTAGCTCCAAACAGATTTTCACCAGCTAGATCAGTTCACATTATCACACCTGATATGTGGGCGGTTGCTTTCTTGAGAGATTTTGCTCTTGAAGATTTAGCAAAAACTGGTGATGCTTCGAAGCAGTTTCTAGTTGCAGAGTACACTCTGGAATCAAGAAATGAAAAAGCTTCTGGCGGAGTTTTTGATTTAACAACATCATAATAAATAACATTATAAGGGGGTATTCATTTATCCCCTTATAATTCAATCAACAATTTTGTTTGGTCTTTGAAGTCTTTCAAGGCGGAACGAAGCAAATAAAGGAAAAAAAAATGAGAACATTAAACGATTATTTTTTAACATCTAAAATAACTGACATCAGTACAGCAGGATCAACTTTTGTACCTGTTCCTGATGGCGGAAATGTTATTAAAATTATAACTTGCATTAAAAATGCAATATCATCTGCAAACGCAGCTCTATCTTGGGAAATAGGTGGAACAGCTATAACTGGTGGTGGGATTACAGTAACACAATCTGGATCTGCTGCTGGAGATGTTGATACTGCCGAACCAACTGCTGCTAACAGAGTTGAAGAAGATGGATCAATTGAAATGATAACTGATGGTGGTTCTTCAACTGCCTGTGAATGTGTAGTTACATTCGTTATCAGAAGATAATTATAGAATTTGAGGGGATCTTGCCTAGCGGTACTTCCCCTCAGATGTAAATTAAAAAAGGAAAACAATTATGCCAATGGTTGGTAAAAAAAAATTTTCATATTCTAAATCAGGAATGAAAAAAGCAAAAGCTCATGCCAAAAAATCTGGCAAAAAAGTTAAATATAAAAAATAAGGAAAATAACAATGATGAATTATGGTTTAAGACATGGAACGACTCAAACAATATCGGTAGCGTCATCAAGTGCAGCAGTAAGTAATGCGTTTGGTAGTGGAACTGAATTTTTAAGAGTGGTTTCTACAACAAATTGTCATATTACTTTTGCCACATCCCCAACTGCTACAACTAGCATGGCTTATTTACCAGCAGGAGAAGTAGAAATTATAAAAGTTTCTCCTGGTGAAAAAATAGCTGCGATTAGAACAAGTGGTGATGGTACTTTGTATGCAACTGAATTAAGTGCGTAATGGCTAAACCACCTAAGTATGGTGCTAAAGTTGTTTATACAAAAACTTTAAAAGGCACATCCATAGGTAGACGACCTATTACTAGCACAATGAATAAAAATAAACGCAGACAATTGGGTAGGAAGCCTTTTTATAGAGGTCAAGGCAAATGAAAACAAGAAACATTGAAACAGATGGTTTAATTACAGATAAATTTATACCCCATGAAGATAAAGGTATAGTACATCAAAGATTTGTAAATCATAAGCCTATTCTGGATCATAATAAAAAGCTTTATACTCAAAACGATGGTTATTCACCAGATAAAGGTTTAAAAAGAATAGCATCCATACCTACAGTCGTTTTAGAGATTTGGTGTAAAGAATATACTAAAGATCAAAACAATTCTAATTGGTTTGCTTTACCAAAAGATACACAACACAAAATTTTAAGACAAAAATTAAACAGTTCTGATTATAGATATTTTAGAACAGCACCAGGAAGATTTTAATGGCACTAACATCATATTCAACACTTAAAACATCAATAGCCAATTGGTTAAACAGAACAGATTTAACTGATGAGATAGCTGATGATTTTATAGTTTTAGCAGAAGCAGATTTAAACTCAAAATTAAGAATTAGAAAAATGGTTACACAAACAACTATTACTATAGATAGTGAAACTGAATCATTACCTACAGGATTTTTACAAGTTAGAAACTTTTATATTCTGTCAGGCGGTATAAAACATTCTTTAAGATATGTTTCACCATCACACATGGATCAATTAAGAGGAACTTCTACAAGTGGAACTCCAGAAGTTTATACAATTTTAGGAGATACATTTAGATTTTCTCCAAAACCAGACGCATCTTATACTGGTTATATTAATTATTATAAAAAGTTTGATGCTTTATCTGCCTCTAATACATCTAACTGGATATTAACAGATCATCCAGCAATTTATTTATATGGTTCTTTATTTCATGCTGCTAATTTTTTAGGTGGTATTGAACCATCACAAGCTCAACAATGGCAGCAAATGTATGCAACTGCTATGGAACGATTAGAAAGAAATGATAGAGAAGATCAATATTCTGGTTCTCCATTACAAATGAGATCAGAAGATACAATCGCATCACCATTTGGCAGTCGTTATACAAGTACAGTTACAACGAATAGTTAGGAGTTAAATGCAAGTACCTTTTGGAGAATGGCTACCAGATCAACCTGAACATGGAAAAAAAGGAGCTAATGTTGCTACTAATGTTTATCATGCAGCAAACACTTATAAAAGATTTCCATCTTTAGTAGCCTATAGTTCAAATACTACAAGTACAGATTCTAAAGGTGCAGGTTCATTTAGAGATAACTCTAATACAGTTTATAACTTTGTAGCTACAAGAACAAATATTTACCAATTAGCATCTGGAGCTTTTACTTCAAGAAAAGCAAGTTTAACTGGAACTGCTACAGACTTTTGGACATTTACCCAATTTGGTGAATATGTCATAGCAAGTAATGGCGTTGACCAACCCCAATATTATTTAATGGGAACATCAACTAATTTTGCTAATTTAAATGCGATAGCAACTGGTAATCCAATATTTAGAGTTTCAGGAGTAGTTAGAGATTTCTTAGTTGCAGGAAATATTGTAAATGCAACAAACAGAATCCAATGGTCAGGCATTAATGATATTACAGAATGGACAGCAGGAACAAGTCAATCGGATAGTCAAGACTTACCTGGTTCTGGTGGAAGGGTAGTTCATATAACATCAGGTGAGATTGGATATGTATTTAGACAAAACCAAATAGTTCGTATGGACTATGTGGGTGGTAATACAGTATTTAGACTATCAGTTATATCTCCAAATAGAGGTGCGATGTATGGAAGAACTGTTTGTCAGGATAATAGACAAATATTCTTTTATGCAGACGATGGTTTTTATCAAATTAATGGAGATCAAATCATACCTATTGGAGTAGAAAAAGTTAATAGATTTTTTGATTTAGATTTAAACAAAGCATACGCAGATAGAATATGTGCAGCAGTAGATCCATTTAAGCAGTTAGCGATGTGGTTATATCCATCTGCAAGTAATACAACTAATACTACAGGAATTTGCGATAAAATAATTATTTATAATTATGTTACTCAAAAATGGTCTTTAGCAGATGCTAGTGCAAGTACGATTTTTGCACAATTCGTTGGAGCTTATACTGTAGAATTAATGGATATTTTATCTCAAAACTTAGAAAATATTAATGCTGCATTAGATACTGATTTCTGGTCTGGTGGACAAGTTCTACTAGGTGGAATTGATAGTGATTATAAAGCTGCAATCTTTTCAGGAACAGCTAATGAATGTGAAATAGAAACTTCAGAACTTGAACCATTTCCTGGTTTAAGAACTAACATTACAGGTGTTAGACCAATTGTAGATGCAGATGCTACACTAACAGTTAAAACAAGAGAACGATTAGCTGACACAGAATCTGAAACAAGTTCAGTATCTATGAGAGATAGTGGAATTAATCCAGTAAGAAAATCTGGAAGATATGTAAGAGCAAATGTAAAAGTACCATCAGGTACTATATTTACTCATGCACAAGGAGTTGATTTTGTAGCATCAAGGGCAGGTACTAGGTGAGTGATAAAATTGATATAGATAATGTTAGATACTCTATGGAAACACAAGAGTTCTTTCAAAGACAAATAGAAGAAGCAGTAAATACATTAGTAAATAAAAATAACGCTGAAAACGATAAAGCTTTCAGTTGGTTTATGAATTAAGGAGCAAAAAATGGCAGGAACATATATAGGAAAATACGATACAACAGCAGCAAACAATACAGCTACTTCAACAGGTTCAGTATCTGTTGCAGAGGGTATGTTGCCATCTAATATTAATAATGCCTTTAGAGATTTAATGGCAGACATTAGGCAGTTTTATAATTCTGCTGAATGGATTGAATATGGAGATGGAGCAGGAACATACACACCAGCTTACGCATCTTCTACAAGTTTTACAATTGCAGGAGTTAATGTAACTTCTGTTTATCATGTAGGTCGTAGAGTCAAAGTCGTAGCCTCTACACCAGGCACAATTTATGGATCAATTACAGCTACATCATTTTCAACTAATACAACAGTTACAGTTGCTTGGGATTCAGGTTCATTATCCGATGAATCTATAACTTCAGTTCACATTGGGGTAATAAGTGCATCGAATACTTCATTACCTGAAACAACAGCAATAACTGGAGATTACACATTAGATGTATCAGGGGATATTATTCTTGATGCTGATGGTGATAATGTAACACTTAAAGCAGCAGGAACGACTGCATTAGATTTTGTTTTAAATGGAACTACAGATGTAACACTAGATGCACCTGGAGATATTCATTTAGACGCAGATGGTGGAGATATAAAATTTTATGATGGTGGCACTCAATTTGGAGAAGTTACTAACTCATCAACAGATTTAGTTATTAAATCTACAACATCAGAT